ATATTGGCAGGGCGGGGGAAGAGTTTTGCCAGCAGGAGGCGGTTGCGTTCGCCGCCGGAGAGCGATGAGACGGGGCTTTGTGCGCGGGCAGGGTGGAACAGGAAATCTTCCAGATAGCTCATGACGTGTTTTTTCTTGCCGCCGATTTCGACGTAATCGTTGCCTTGGCCAAGCGTGTAAAACACGGTGTCGTTTTCGTTCAGCGCGCTGCGGAATTGGTCGAAATAGGCGACTTCCTGCTTGCTGCCGATGCGGATTCTGCCGTAGGTCGGCTGCAATTCGCCCAGAATCAGCTTGAGGAAGGTGGTTTTGCCGATGCCGTTGGGGCCGATTAGGCCGATTTTGTCGCCGCGCTGCAAGATGGCGGAGAATTTGTCCATGATGACTTTGTCGCCGTAGGCAAACGAGGCGTGTTCCAGTTCGGCGATGATTTTGCCGCTTTTCTCGCCGCTGTCGAGTTTGAAATTGACCTGTCCCTGCACGTTGCGGCGTTCGGCGCGCTGACGGCGCAGTTCTTCCAAACGGCGCACGCGTCCTTCGTTGCGGGTGCGGCGCGCCTCGATGCCTTTGCGTATCCACGCTTCTTCCTGCGCGTGGAATTTGTCAAACAGGCGGTTGTGTTCCGCTTCAACCGCCAATTCCTGCGCTTTTTTCTCGCTGTATTTGGAGAACGAGCCGGGATAGGAACGCAGAATGCCGCGGTCGAGTTCGACGATGCGTGTGGCGATGTTGTCTAGAAAACGGCGGTCGTGGGTAATCACGACCAGGCTGCCTTCAAACGCTTTGAGCAGGTTTTCCAGCCAGATAATCGCGTCGATGTCCAAATGGTTGGTCGGTTCGTCCAGCAGCAATACGTCGGGCTTCTGCACCCAAGCCTGCGCCAAGGCGACGCGCTTTTTCTGTCCGCCGGAGAGGTTGCCGATTTTTTCATTTTCCGGCAAACCCAGTTCACCCAAAGTCTGCTTCACCGCCGCATCCAGCTTCCAGCCGTCCTTCGCTTCGATTTCAAGCTGCAATTCGTTGAGTTCTTTTAATAAAACGTCGTCTGAATTGTGCTCCAAATCATGGCTGACGCGGTGGTAACGGAGTAGTAGGTCGCGGATTTCGCCCAAGCCTTCGGCGACGGTGTCGAATACGGTGGCTTCCTTATCAAAAAACGATTCCTGCGGCACATAAACGATTTTGAGGTTGTTTTGAACAATAATCTGCCCGTCGTCGAGCTTCTGTACACCGGCGAGGATTTTCAGAAACGAAGACTTACCCGCGCCGTTGCGGCCGATTAAACCGATTTTTTCGCCGCTGTCGAGTTGGAAGGAAGTTTTGTCGAGCAGGGCGACATGGCCGACGGCAAAGGAAGCGTTTTCTACGGATAAGATGTTCATAAGGAAATAGGGAAAAATAAAATCAAGTCGTGTATTTTAACTGATTTTAGAAAGCTCTGTGATGGGTACGAAGAGAGATGGATAGAACTAAAGAATATTGAGAAACTTGAATCAATCCATATAATTTAACATATAGTACATTATGCGAATTAGGACTATCGTCCGCCTTTGTATGGCAAATTTCCTGCATTTTTAAAATACCAATTAGATTTAGTCATTAGCCTGAAATGTTCTGATTTTATACGCTCCCTGTCCTGCTCCCTGCATCTTCGGTATTCAAGTCCGGTAATGATTTCCATTGGGTCGCATCGCATTACTTCGGCGATGTCAAGTATCACGGCAAGCGGCAAACGTAGTCTGTCGCGTCTGTATTGAGATACTTCAGACGCTGAAACATCCCATCTTTTTGCCAGTGCATAATCAGATCTGATGCGTAAGCGCCCTTTTGCCAAGTCTAACCAGTCTTTTTGGGTAAACATAATAAAATCAAAGCCTTGTTTAATCATGTAATTTAAATACTACTATGATTAGACAAGGCTCGCTATTTGAGCATAGGCTCACTGTGTTTTTTCGCCATTTTCAAGGTCAATTACTTCAAATTCTAAAAGGTTTTTTCCAGTGAAGGCTTCGCACATTCTTGTATGTGAGGATATAAGGTCTTCATAGCAATTATATTCTGCTTGCATTCCCCATCCGTATCCGGAAATCCAGCTTATTATTAAGCAAAGGGCGAAAATTAGTATTTTAATTAGCTTTTTAAGCATTTTTATTGGTGCGTGTCTTTTTCGTCGTCCATGAGATAAAAGCCCATATCGTCTATATCTACTCTTTCTGCTACTTCATCTATAAGAAAGTTGATGATGTCAACTTCTTTTATTGGTCTTTGTGATTTTATAAGAAGCTCTATTGCTTTCTCTCGGAGAAGCTCTCCTCTCTTTTCATTTATGCCTACTGATTTTATAAATTTTCTCATTTTAAACAATCCATTACAAAAAAAAGTAATTATATCGCATTGACTTTATAAAATTATGAGTTTATATTCTGCTTCGTTTTTTATGATTTTATAAATTTATAAAGGTTTGTGTTTATGAGTAACCGAAGCGCAAAAGTAATACAGGAAAAGGCGGGCTGGCGGGTTGAGTGTCGTGAACATGATATTTTGCTCCATACGCTTTATTTTGATGTTCGATCTGAAGTTTTAGCGTTGTCTCGTGCCGAAATGTGGGTGGCTGCGGGTGTAGCTCTGTCTGTTTCATATGGTGTGCCTAAGAAAGATTTGGGGTGTATCGATGAGTAATTTAGGGGCTTGGGATAATCCCCCCCCCTATCTAACAGGGGGGGTCGAGATTTGAAGACGACAGGAAAACCAACGGTCGAACATTCGGAAACAGTTGTTTTAAATCAGGAATACGAAAGATACGAAACAGCCGTTATCGATTTTGACGGGAATTTGAAAGTCATACCGCTCCGTCGTGGGCTGGGAAACACGGCTTTCATCGACACGCTAAGTTTTACGTTCAAAGAAAAATCGGTTGTCGGCTTCGCGCCTGAATTGCTAGCGCTGGGAATCCCCTCACCTGTAACCGATTTCGATGTTATGAAGAATTGGTCTGAAATTTCAGAATGGATTTTCGGATTTGGTATTAGCTCCCCTGCTCCCGTCGGCAAAGGTCGTTTTTATGACGAAAGATGGGAAATGTCGGTTGAAGGTGTTTTGTACGGTCAAGCTTACATCGGCGGTCAGAATGGCACGATTCTGATTGAGTTGACGGGCAAAGGGTGTACGGCTGCTAAAGACGGATGGGAACTGCGTCTATATCGGTTTTTGAGTGAACATGCCTTTAGTCCCCGTATAACCCGTTGTGACGTAGCCAAAGATTTCTACAACGAAGAGATAAGCCCTGATTCTGCTTGGGTAGCCTATCAGAAAGGCGAATTTGATAAACGTGGTAAGCGTCCGCTGGTGGCGCAAATCGGTTCTGACTGGTTGAACGGAACGGAAAATGGAAAGACGCTCGGTGTCGGCTCTAAAAATTCGTCTTCCTACTGCCGAATCTATGATAAGGCAAAGGAACAGGGGGATACATCTGGAATGTTTTGGACAAGATTTGAACTTCAGTTTATGGGCAAAAACTGTCTGATTCCGCTCGATGTCTTGTTGCATCCCGGTCAGTTTTGGGGCGGTGCTTTTCCAATTTGTGAGCGTTTGCAGAATTTTGGTTCCTCGAATCGTTATTTGTCGTCTGAAAAGCGTATGCAAATTTCAATAGATCGGGTTCAAGAGGTTGCCGCTAATCAGGCGGGTCGTGCAGTCAATATGATGATTCAGTTGGGTATGACGCCTGAAGAGATTGTTGAGCGTTTAAGGCGTAAGGACGGCGCATTGCCTGATAGGGTAAATCCTGCTTCGTATTCGGTTGAGTACGCATTGAGTGCAAGACGTCATTATATGCAGTTTATTCATGACGAGTACGAAGGATCGATCGAATTGGAATTGATGGATGAATACGGAATGATTCTTCAGGGGTTTGATAATGATTAAAGGGGTCGAGTGCAATAGGAAGATTTATCCATGTGTTTTGGTGGATGATGAAAAGTATAGTTCTTATGCTTTAAGGCGTGTTTTGATTTGTTTATCAGTGAGCCAATTTGCTGAATTTAAAGGTGTATCTGACAAAGATAAAGATGAATTTGAATATATGGTGCATTTGGGAATTAAACACGCAATTAATTTAAATTGTTTCGCATATCATTGTGATAAAGATGGTCGCTTGATGTGTATTTTTAGTCCAAAAGCCTAATAAGGCAGGAAGGTAATTGATATGAAAATGTTCGCAAAAGTTCAAGGCTTAAAACGTTCCAAAGGCGTTATGAATGATACGGGTAAGGCATACGATTCGACTACGGTATATGTTGAATTTCCGTTTGCCCGAAATAATCCAGACATGCGCGGCTCTGCTACTGAGCCGATGAAGTTTGGAACGTCTGAAAACTTTGAAAAATTTAATGGTATCCCGCTCCCGTTTGACGCTGAAATTGATATCGAAGTAGAAACAAACGGTAATCGTGTCCAAAACGTGATTGTCGATATTCAGCCGGTTCGTGCGGCTAATAATGCTCCCGAAAAGGTAGTTAAATAGTTTTTGGGCTTCACGTTTATGTCATGATGAAGGCTTTCCGTCTCGTTTTCAGCTTCATGGGACGTAAATAATTAACGTGGTGATGGGTATCGTGTTGGTTTTCAGAATATGGTGCATTGCCTGAGTGTGTGAATACTGCTTCTTATTAAGTTGAGTACGCATTGAGTGCAAGACGTTATTATATGCAGTTTATCCATGACGAATATGAAGGATCTATTGAATTGGAATTGATGGTTGAATACGGACTGATTATTCAGGGGTTTGAAAATGATTAAAGGTGTTGAGTGTAATAAAAGAATATTACCTTGTATTACTGTTGATGATGTTCTTTATGGTCAATTTACGCATCGTAAGTTAACAATAGATTTGGGTGATGGTAGGTCTGATTTTTATTATGGATATATGGATACAGATGAAGATTCTTTTAATGATGTGATTTATCAGGCAAAAAAGAAATCATTAAATTTAAATTGTTTTGCATATCATATTGATGTAAATGGCAATATGAAATGTATTTTTAGTCCAAAAGCATAAGAAGGCAGGAAGGTAATTTGATATGAAAATGTTCGCTAAAGTACAAGGCTTAAAACGTTCTAAAGGCGTTATGAATGATACGGGTAAGGCATACGATTCTACGACGGTCTATGTTGAATTTCCGTTTGCCCGAAATAATCCCGATATGCGCGGTTCTGCTACTGAGCCAATGAAATTTGGAACGTCTGAAAACTTTGAAAAATTTAATGGTATCCCGCTCCCTTTTGATGCGGAAATTGATATCGAAGTCGAAACAAACGGTAATCGTGTCCAAAACGTGATTGTCGATATTCAGCCGGTTCGTGCGGCTAATAATGCTCCCGAAAAGG